TCCTCCTAAGAATTGTGGAACCAACAAAGTTCCTATAATCAATACTATCACTCCCCATAGCATTCTTTCTAATCGATCAAATCTTCTTGAACCGTCAGCTAAACGCTCTTCAATCCTTTCATAGCGAAGCGCACACTCTCTCTCATGTGCGTTTATTTCCTGCAAAGCTTTCTGCCCCTGGTCAACATCCATACCCATAGCTTTTGCAAGACCATCATCCATTATTTCTTTTTCTTAGGAGCTTTCTTTTGAAGTGTTTTTTCTATCTTGTTAGCCTGAGATGCATGAAGCTTACTTGCTCCTCGCAGCTCTTTAATTAGCTTTCTTTTTTGAGCGTCAGTTAAATCAGGCATCTTTGCTCTCTCCTGGCTGTTGTTTAGCTTTACCTATCGTCAAGGACATGTATTCGATAATTGGGTATACCCACTTACCCATAAAAGCATCATCTTTAGGAGTTGGCGTAGCAGCCGTCACTGCACTCGCTATGGTGACAATCGTAGTAACAAGAGTCCAAACTTCCATTAAATCCATTATTGCACCACCTCTTTTTCTTCCTCAACAGCTTTGACAGAGTTCTTGAGATCCATCTCTCTTTTAGCAATCGCGAGTTGAAGGTCATGGGCATCCTCCTGCAAACCAGCTATTTGATTCATCGTAGCATCAAATCTTGCTTTGAGGTCTTGTAGTCGAGCAATCTGACGATGCTCTTCTGGCTTGAGATCTTCTATCTTGTACTCTTCACCAAAGATTGTGACTACTGGGCTTTCCTCAGTGTTTTGTTCCGTCATCTGCTATCCTCCAAACATTTAAATTAGCTGCTACTGTTCGTCGCTCTCCATCCCCTTTGAATGGGTACACACTGTGCTGTAACCAGGAAGGGAACATAAAAAACTTGCCTACTTCGGGTTTCATAATCACCATCTGTGGCGGACGTAATCGCTCTGTATCCATCAGTGAGCCTTGCCCATATTGGAACGTAATACATCCATCCGAATGACCACTAGA